GTCAAAAACTAAAAACTACTATTGGGACGAAGCAGAAAAAGCTGTTGATAAAATTATCAGCAATCTTAAAAACCAACTGATTACTGAATCAACTGCTATTAAAGAAATCTTAGATGTTGAAGCAGTAGCTCTAGTAGGTATAGACGAATTCAATGTTGAAGAATTTATCGAAAGCGAATTAGCCTAACACTAACAAAGGATATACTATGACTACACTATCACAACAAGCACTATCAAACATTGATAACTACAATCAGTTAAGACAAGACGAAATTGACTTGGTTAATCATATCAAAGCAATTAACGAAAAGTCTAAACAAGAGATGATTGACAATCCTTCTTGGCATATTGGTATGATGGTAGAAAGTTACCAACATTGGTTAGATATTGATGTAACGAACATTAAACAGTTTGAAAGATACCTTGATGAAACAACTTTGTATGAGGCAGTTTCAATTGCTACTACGAAATCTTATGCAAGAACTGTATTATCAGAATCGCATAGCTGGTCAGATGAATACATGGCCGAACAAATTTCTCAATGGTCTAAGTCTGCTGATGATGAAATTGCTTACGAAAAAAAGATAGAAGAAGAGAATTTAGATAACTTTTGGAAGTCTATAGAAAAAAATATCAAACTTGGTGCTTCAGACAAGAAAACTGCCATTGATTGGCACTTAGCTGCTGAAGGCCTTGATAAAGAAAGAGACCCAAAATATATCAACTATAGTCTAGGTATCAGTTATGATTCTGTAGACTTTAGCGAACATGTGAAACAATTAAATTAACAAAAGGATTATATTATGATAATAAATGTAGGTGATAAAATACAAGATAAGAAAGGTAGAGAAGGTACTATAACTAATATTGGTATCGCTACTGAAATGACAGATGTAGCTGCTGAGAGTGATAACTCTTTAAATGCTCAAACTTATGACACACTTCTAAATTATACTGGTGCCATAACATTTGGTTCTAACTGGTGTTACTTTGAACAGATAGATAAAGTATTAGAAAGTATAGAAAAAGAAGAATCAGCAACTGATTGGTTAGATAGTGAATAATACACCAAACGAGTGGGAACAAGGCGTGATAGATAATGCTGTTGAGTATTCAATCATGGAGTGGAGGTCGCTGAATAGAAGTACCAAGACTATGGTAAAGACATATACAGAGGCCAAAGAGTTGTTTAAAGAAACTATTAAAACACATAGACAAACTTTAGCCTATGCTGTTGATAAGAACGGTAGATTTGCCAATCTTAATCACTTACCAGAATTTAAATCAGGAGGAATAAATGAGTAATCAAAGACCAGGTAAATATCAAAGTAAACCTGACACTATGTCTAATGAAATGGGTGTACTAAAATTCTTTAAATTGGCAGCTGAAGAATTAAAAAAAGAAGGTAAAGAAGACGAAGCCTTTTATTTTGAACAAACTGTTGATTGGTTGCAAAGAGGAAATAGCTTGCCAAAAGACAATAAATCTGTTATAATGTGTCTAGGAATTTAACGAAAAGGAAATATATAATGAAATACAATGAAGATAAAATACTAAAAGAAATTGGTACCTACATTCAAGGTACTTATGGTCAACACTATGCTCAAGTTAAAGAGGGTGTTCAAGTACAAGACTTATTAAGGTCTTGTGGTATAGACAAAGATTTTTGTCAGGCCAATGCAATTAAATATCTTGCAAGGTTTGGTAAGAAAGATGGTAGGAATAGAAAAGACCTGTTAAAAGCAGTACACTATGTTGTACTATTAATGAACTCGGAAGACCAATCTAATGGAGATAAAAAATGATTGATATACTAAATCATATTGATGATATTGTAAAGATTCGTAAGCTAATTATATTAGGTGCAACAGACGAATCAATCAAAGCTTGTGATGTAAGTATAGCCCACAATAAGAAAAAAATGGATGAATTTGAGAAATGGGCTGAAGAAGAGAGTAAAAAAGAACTTTGATTCGAAAATTAAAGACAAAACCTATACAAATAAGATAATGTTCTGGTTTTGTTCTTTTAAAAGTGTTGATACTATTAAGTTTTTAACGCTTGACTTTCACATTAAAGTATGGTAGAATATACAGATAAACTAACACTAACAAAAGGACTATATGACTTTTAAATATGACAAAGAAAATCTTTTCAAAGAATTTGCAGTTGCAAAAACTAAAGACATTGCATTGTCAAAAAAGAAAACACTAGACGATAAAGAAAATGACTATTTCACTAATAGAATTATATTCTGTGATGAACATGTTAAATTACAACAAAAACATCCAGAGTATTATGACTTAGTTGATGTTAAATTTGATAAACTAAAGTCGGCGTATCAAACTGTAAATCCTAGAGATACTTTCTATAGAATAGGTTTTGGTAAATCATTTGCAGAAACAATGGCACAACAAGAACCAATCTCAGTAAACGACTAATGGCTAAATTTATGATAGTCGTAGATTACGACCCGGAAAACATTGAAGTAAATTCAATAAAAATAAATGGTGGTTTTGTACAACCATCTTTAGAAATGTACGATTTGTTATCAGATGTGCAAAATTTGTTAAACGAAGAAGTAGAAGGTAACATTAAAGGGTACTATAAAAAAATAAAACCTAAAAAGAAGGCGGCCGCTTAATATGCCAATTATCTACACACATAATTCAAGTGGTGTAATTCGTAGGTTAAAGAATAAAAAACCTACGAAGGCATATCAACTAGCTTTGACCAAACATATTAAGTGGTTAAAGTCAAAAGGTTTTAATGTAGATGACAATGGCAATATACAATTGACAAGTAGTGGCAATTATGGTATTAATATAGTAGAGAGAACAATGAAACAACCAGAACATCAATGTTCTAATAGGATTGTTGAAGGTGGTACAAAACCTGATAATTCTTGGAAGATAGAAGCAAGTAAAAACTTTACTATCGTACCGGCATATAATAAAGGTCCTTATATGGTGGTGAATAAGAGTGACCTAAAAACAGCAGGGAGAAAAATATGATGAATATAAATCTAAAATACTCAAACAATGTTGAAAGTGATTATAAAAAACTTTCAAATGGTAGAAAATCTTATATAATAGGTAGGGCAGATAAAAATAAATTGTCTGTTGCTGATTATTTAACAAAGAAGTATGGAGGTAAATAATATGAGAACAATGATGATGATAACCATTGCTGTCTTAATGACTATGACAATGGCAAAGAGTGATGAAACAATTGATACAAAAGTAAAAAACTATATTGTTAAAGAATGGACAGATACCAAAGAGTTTCAAAAGGCTTCATGGCAAAAAGGTAAAGAACAAAATGCTAAGAATTGGGCAATGATTAAAAACCTATTTAACAAGGTAAAAGATAATGTTACACAAGATTAGTGATTTTTGTAAAAAGATTGATAGTTTAAAATCTCAATCAGATAAGTTATATAACTTGAAATATAATAATGTTAAAACACCTGAAAGAGACTCTGAAATAAACCATCTTATAGATGATATTCAGGCAACTTGTAAACTAATAGGTAATGATAATAAACCTTATGACAATACTAATAAAAATGACAAATCTGAGTATGGCGACTATTCTGGTATTGACCATGACAGCTTGTCAAACAAATAGAAAAAATGATGATGAAAAAAAGTGGAATCCTACATTTAGTATTATTAGGACTATTATTACCGGCACTAAGTAACTGTTCTAGTATCAATAGAACTCATGTTGGTGCAGTTGCCGGTAGCGGTAGTGCAGTTGCAGGTTGCTTATCATTAGGTGTATCAGACCCATATGTAACCGGTGCATGTGCTTTATTAGGTGGATTTGCAGGTGCTGAATTGATGTATAAGTCAGATTATGATGTACACAATGCCGTGTTTGTAGACCATTTGAATACAAGTGGTACTGGTTCTAGTTACACAAATTGGTACAATGGTAAAACAGGTAACTCAGGTATTATTCATGTTACAAGGTCATACACACAAGGACCTATTAAATGTAAAGATTATGACGCAACAGTAGATATTACAAATAGTTGGCCATTGGTTGGTATCGGAGGCGTTAAGAGAGAGGTAGTATTTGGTACTGCTTGTCAACTACCAGACGGTCAATGGATTGAGAAACCACATGTTAGATAGATATAAAGATAGAATAGAACAATTAGAGAACGAAGTTAAAGAAAGTCAAGAGGAACTTGAAATTACTAGTAATCAATCCACCATTGCCAAATTAGAAGAAGACATATATAATACAAGACAAAGTATAGAAGAATTGAAAAAATATGATGGATCCTAGACTAAGATTTAAAAGATATATGACATGGTCATTTGTACTGATATTGTTTTTATTATTATCAGGCATTGCAGTTGGCGGTGAAAAGATTTTAAGGTCAGAGATTATATCAATTAAACCTGACAAAGTAGATGGACAGTATTGTTTTGTTAAGGTTGAGATTAAACAAGTTGGTGATGTTATCACCAAAGAAGAAATTTTGGTGTGTAGTGATGGTCGTAAAGCTTATGACGGTCCTAGTTATTGGGAATTATTTTCTCAATTTTATTATGTTGATGTGAACACACCAGAATACTGCCGACAATATAGTCGCTCAGGACATGCTTTCAAAACACCAGGAAAAGTATGTTTAGATACTAATGGTGAATGGGAGGTGAAATAATGATTAGAAATTTAATCATTGTTGCTCTTGTATTAGTGATACTTTATGATGTATCTAGTGAAGACGCTTGGACATATGTTCAATCCACGCTTGACTTTCTACAAGAGTTAATATATAATGTAAGGGAAAGTGATAAAATATGATGAAAAATAATATAATGAAATTAGGTGCTTTAGTAGCTATTGTAGGTCTTAGTGCCTGTTCTAGTATGAACAGTACCTATAAGATAAAATCTGAGAGCGGTAATACCGTTGACAAAGTGCCGGCGTGGTACATGGCAGATATCAATGACACTAAAGCGTGTGACCTTAAATGGTTGAATAGTGAAGACAATGATAAGCAATGTATCTATGGTGTTGCAACAGCAGTTTCTCCAGATTTACAGTTGTCAATAGAGAAAGCCAAAATGATGGCTAAATCTGAATTGGCAGATATTATCAAGGGTCAAATGAATAAAGAATCAAAACAATTCATTAAAGAACTTGGTAAAACAGAAACTAAAACTGTAGTGACCGAAGTCGAAAGTGCTATAGTGAATACAATTACAGATACGCCTGTGAGAGGTTATGAAATCTTTGCTCAAGATGTAACTATGACAAAAAATGGTTACTATAGAACATGGATTGGTATGAGATTACCTCTTGGCAAGTTTAACAAGATGTATAACTACACCGTTGAACAAGCTGTTGACGCTTACAATCTAAATGATGAGAGTAAGAAAGCATGGGACAATCTAAAGAAAGAAACTGAAAATGCCGATAATAGTTTATAGTAAGAACAATTGTCCATTTTGTAACAAGGCCAAACACTTGTTAAAGACACTTGGCCTTGAATACGAAGAAAAGAAAATGGAATCTTTTGAATCGCCAGAAGCAATGTTAGAAGACATTGGTAAACCTGTTAGAACTATGCCTCAGATTAAAATTGATGGTGAGTTGGTTGGTGGTTATAATCAATTAATTGAATACTATGTCGATAAAGGTAAAGTAAACTTCAAAGGAGAAGTCATTAGTGAGTGATAATGTTATTTTATTTCCTACGGACAAAATTGCTAATAAAGAAACAGTTAAACATCCTGTTGACCCGAAAGAACATGCTCGTTTAGTTGAAGAACAGACTAAAGAATTTGTAGAAGGAAATGTTGATGATATTGCATATCAATTATTAGATAAGTTTGTAACTATGGGTATTAAAACTAATCAACTGGCATTTACGGCTGACTTGGCACTTGTAATAGACACAATTAGAGGTCTGGTTTACCGTGACTTTAACAAACCACATCCAGCACAGAAATTAACAGACAAACTGGTTACATTAAATACAAGTGGTAAAAGTAAATCGGCTAGATTAGATTATTCTA